CATCATACCACTCCACATGAAGTTCATAGGCAAGTTCGTCCAGAATACTCTCCGGAAGTTCATCAATCCTGGCAAGCAAAAGGCTGTTTTTAATCATACCGGCAGCAAGCATGAACTGTGGAGTCAGTGCTGCACAAAAGCCCTGTGTAGTGATATCATTCTGCATGTATTTTGTTTGAAGCTTAAGAAGGTTAATGTTCTCCAAATTCATTTTATATCAATCCTCCATAGTTAAGTGTAACTGCTCCCGGCACCGCAACCTCATCCACGTCAACAGATGTATAAACCGGGTTTATGATATCAACTCTAAAAGCTCCGGAATTCAATATCAATTGTTTCAGGCTGTCAGGATTTACGGCTCGCCCAAGCTTTCCACTCTGCCAGGCCTGATACTGTTCAATTGCACCACCAGCATTTTCAATAGCAGCTCGAACAGAATTAACTTCTGCCGCCTTATCCTGACTTATATAATAAGTAAGATTGATTGTATATGTTATTGTTCCTGGTGCTGATGTTATAACCTGATCAGTCAGGGGACGGACCTTTTTGCTGCTGCATTTTTCAAGTACCTTATCAAGGACTGTCTGGGATGGGATCTCCCCACCAGTCATTAAAACAGTAATTTTAACCTGTCCTGCTGCAGGTGACGTAATTGATATGTCCGATATGTTCTGATCAGCGGTTTTAGCCCAGTATATATATGCATCTTCCGGACCGGCAGTGGACATTTTAGCAGGTGACTGCCTGATCCTTTCCCGGTATCCGGACCATACATTCACTCCGTCATCATCTGATTCCACATCGGAGCCGCCTGCGCTCGTGGTGATATTAACCACACCCGATACATATGGCACCAGATCAACCAGCTTGTTGATCTGTCCGGCAGCAAATCCGTTGTAACTTGATCCGGCTTCCAGACTAACAGCATCAACATTACCGTTAAGACTTCCTGCAGGGATTATCAGAACATCCCTTGTGGCGAAATATATCTTTCCGTCCGGAGTAACCCTGGTACCTGAAGGAACCACCGTATTTATAACCTGGGCCGTTGATAATGAGAACCTGATCACCACACTGGCATTTTGAGCCTGTAGCCTTGGAGTATCTGTTCTTTCTCCCAGCGCATCAAGCAGCTCCCCCGTTGCATATCTCAATAGGTTGTATCTGCCGGTATTGTTTATAGAGTTGTATATTGCAACCAGGACAGGTACCATATTGGATAGGAACTGCCTTCTTTCATCCCCCGGATAAAATACTTCTCCGGTGAACTGTTCAAACTGATTTATGAGGTTGTCATTTATTGCCTCGCTGTCTGTTTCTACAAAATTAATTTCACTCATATGTCTACCACCACCTCAAGCTGTATATTACCATCCTCATCGGTGCCTGCATGAAGTACTTCAATCAAAGTCGCACGAGGTTCGCGCTGCTGGATCAGGTCGGTTATCTCTGCTGTAGCCAGGGCGATTGCATCATCTGAAGGCTTATCTATAAAATCACCGGACAGGCCCAGTGTCCTGTCATATGCTACTTCATATTTTCGAGTCTGCAGAAGATTCACGATATTCTGTATAACACGGTTATTCCCTTTTGTACCCCATTTCAGAGACATTGTTGATGTATCAATATTAACTACCATTGCATGTTCCGCCCTCCCATCACACCGCCTGACACTGCTATTACTGCATTGCTGTTTGTCCGTTTCTGAGTTGATTTGTCCGAGCCGGAAATAAGGCTGTCCAGTATGCTTTTATCACTTGCGGTAACGCCCTTTGCCTTGGCTGTACCCTTTTTTAAAGATGAGCTTGCTTTGGCACTACCGGCCCTGACGTATTCCTCGAACTGGAGCTGTAGGGTTCCCTTGATCAAATTTCCTTTTTTATCAATCAGGGTGTCCCCCAGACTGACATTCGTAAGAAGCCATTTAGCTCCGAAGGGCTTGGTTCCAAGTATGAAATTCTGAGCCTTTTGTGAAGTCATGATTGCCTTCCAGCTGTCAAATTCCGATTGAACGTTATAGCCAAAAGAAATATTCAAAGGAATACTGAAACTCATGGTCTCAAGATCAGCTCCCTTTATATATGTGCTTGGCTTCTTCCCTGCAACATCCTGCTTTTCAGTCTGTAGACCACTACCGGTTGTAAACTCGGTCAGTGTATATACTTTCTTATTACTTACCTGAAATGTCTTTCCTGCAAATGATGCTATTGCCATGCTTCTCAACTCCTCAATACTTTGCCATAACGAGACTATCTGACATACTATCTGAAAAAACCGCTACAACAACCATGCCATTGACCTCCAGAAGCCCGACATTCTGTGAAACCGGGATCTCCGGTGTAATGATGTTGTCCATATCCGGAAGAATGATTCTTGCTTTCCGGGTAGTATTATCAACAGTTGAAACCTGTCCTTTTAAAATCATTAGTATCCCTCCAGTGGTTTTCTTAATCTGAGTACCGTCTTTTTGTCCTTCAACTTGTGGATCGCCTGTTCTATAAAGTATTTGCCGTTTGCCAGTCCTACACCATCTATCTCCACACAGCTGCCTGCTGCCAGCTCAGGATCCAATTCAATCTGTACCTTACCGGTATTCTCACTTTTGTTGGCAGCCCTTAACAGTCCTTTGCAGTACCGCTCAGCTTCGGCCAGACTTGTGACATATACCCGTGGTTTTAAAACCGGTCCTGATGGAGCTGATTCCGGTTTAAATTCTTTTGTTATTGTACCGGCAAGTGTGCTGCAGCTTATTACACATTTTGAATACAGCCCTGTGGAAGCTGCCTTGAATTCATAATCGCCGTCAAACTGCTCCAAAGATATTGTTTTGACTGCTGCCTTTGTTTCAAAATTAATCTCCGAATAGATAACAACTTTACTGTTACAGATTTTCAGTGAATAGCCCTCAAAGATACACCGGTGCAGAAGGAAATCAAAGTCAGTTTCATTGATCTGATCAATTCTTTCATACAGGTGATCCGGTATACCAAAGGTTTGTAAAGTAAATCCATATGCATTTGATATTTCCATTGCCATTTGCATGAACCGTATTGCCTCCCATGCCTTTGTCTTTCCTGTTTTTGCTCCGGGAGGTAAGGATAAACCTTTCAGACGGATACTTCCCCTGCTCTGATTTATATAATCGGTAAACATTACACCGGAAGAAAAACCGCCTTCAAGAACATTTATTTTATGTCCCTTCAGCGGCTTCCATTTACTCCATAGACCTTCCGTGTCGGCAAAGCTTAAATCAATACTGTCTGCACATCCTCCGGCATTGTCAATGATATCTGCCTTCCGTATTTCAATAGAATTGGTTATATCTACGCCTTCATAAATAATATTCATATCATCACCTTTTCCATGGAGGAAGTACTTCCGGAGCTGCATCTTCTACTATTGGTATTTTCAGAACAATGCCCTGGTCAAAAATTATCACAGTGCAGCATTCCGGATTTGCCTCTATTATTCTTGATGCATAGGCTTCATCATCATAGAAGTCCAGGGCAATCATATCAAATGTATCTCCCTGAAGTGTTGTATACTCATAATATCCATTGTCAAGCAAATGATACACGCCCCTTGTCTTCATAGAATTCTTCCATTACTTGAAGTATATATTCCCTGGCCATTTTAACACCGTTAGTCACATCTTCCTTATTACTTACCGGGCCATTGAAATTAAAGGTCAGTGATATTCCCGTTCCTGCTACTGAAGGCTGAGCACCTATCGCCTTGGCTGTCTGATTTAATAATGACAAACTCCGGGGATTTTTATACTTGATGGGGATAGCTGCCTCAAGTCCGGCTTCTCCGAATATTGAAGGCTGGTTTGTAAAACCTCCCTGGGCGAATGTCGGAATTGTGGGAATCTGCATGTCTATGCCTATTTTACTACCTATAAAACCGGCTACTTTATTAAAGCCTCCCAGAAAATGGTTCACAAAACCTACACCTATGTTCAAATATCCCTTCAGGCTGTCAACGATATCGTTCCATATCATACCAAAAATATTTTTAATATTTTCCCATGCCCCACTCCAGTTGCCGGAAAATACATTCATAACAAAATCAATCAGTTCGGTCAGGACATTGATCATAGATGTAATTCTATCGGCTACGAACTGGATTATTGGCATTACGATCTCCATGGCATTTCCAAGGGTAAAGGCCAAATGGTCTGCCACAAGCTGTATCAGTGGAAGTAGCTTATTAAACAATGGCATAAGTGCACTTGCTATCTGATTTATTATATTCCCCAGGAATCCGATTATCTGTGCAATAACAGGCAAAATAGGTTTTAAAACACTGCTGATCATATTAAGTAAAGGCGGCAGCAAAGGCAAAATACTCTCAACCACCTGAGAAATTACCGGAGTCAAATCCTTCAAGAATCCTCCCACCATGGAAAAAACATCTGAGAATATCGGCCCCAGCTCGGTGGCTGTGGACATGAGAACAGGCAGCAGTTTCTGTACCAATGTAATAATTGCCGGCAAAATCGGACTGTTTGCAAACTGTTTGAATATGTCCATTACAACCGGACCAATCTGCTGGAACATTCCCAGTATGTCCGGCAAAAACCCAGATACTTTTTCAGCCATCTTTGAAATACCATTCCCGATTTTTTCTATATCGATCTTATCAATCAGGGAGTTCAGCACCTGAAAGCCTCTGGTTAATGTCGGTAACGCCTTTACAGCAATCTTTGCAATTGTTTCCTGGAACTTCGTATCAAATAACCTTTTCTGGTTTGCATAGGAGTTCTCCAATGTCTTTGCAAAGTCACCCTGAGCATCCTTTGACACTTCCATAAGGTATCCGTATCTCAATGCCACCTGGGATGCCTGATCCATTTGACTGTAAGACGTCTTGATACCTTTTGCCAGAGCAAAAGCCTCCATATTGGCCACAGACATATTGACACCAAGTTGTTTAAGTGGTTCTGTTTCACCACTGATTCCTGACCTGATCTTTTCAAATGAGTCATCCTGAGCCAGGTTATAGAATGATGCAAAATCACCGGATAGGCCGGATAAGTTTTCCGACATTGTAACCAGGGATTGTCCGGTTATACCACTGCTTTTCATCATGGCACCCAGGGTACCGGTATACTGTTTTGCCTGTAGTTCTGATAGGCCAAAGGCTTCCAGTGCAGTCTGGGACCATTTGTTGATCTGATTCGCATTATCTCTAAAGGTGGTATCCACAACATTCTGGACTTCCGTAAGACTTGAAGCAAGTTCAATACCTTGGGCACCCAATTCCCTTACCTTTTCAGTCACTCTGCTGACTGCATTACTAAGTAGATTTCCTACAAATACACCTTTAATGATGTTACCGGCACTGGATAGACCGGAGGCAGATTTTGCTGCAGTTTTTGAAAGCTTTGTTGTTTCACCCTGAGCCACTCTTAAGGCTTTTTGCAGTGAAGGATCCACCTTTCCTGCCAGTACAATTAATGCCTCTAATTCTTTACTTCCTGCCACCAGCAGCACCTCCCATCTGCTTTCTGGCTTTCTCGGCTTCGTCGGCCAGATCCTCATAGAACTCTACAAAATCAACAAGGGGCATGTTCAAACAATCCCCTCTGGTAGTAGAAGTATTCATTGTTATCTGTGCAGCTGCCATCCGGATATATGTTTCGCTTACATATCCTCCGAATCGAGAAAGAAAAAATCCCGCACCAGCTTCTCAGCTCTTGCAGAATCCTTGGCACTCAATAACAAAACGATTTCCTTCTGATCAATATCCTGATTCACCTTTGCCACAGCTTCTGCAAATATGAACAGGTGATAATCACTGTCCAGTTCCTGCACTGAAATGACATTGCCGGCTTTTTTGTATGCTTTACCTGCGTTCATTTTGTCCTGGGCAGTCAGATTATCAAAATCATATTTAATTTCCTTTACTTCAGCTCCATTGACCATTATTGGTTTTCTCAATGCAAATGTTTCCATCTACTAAACCCTCCGTTTCAATAAATAAGTTAAAAATTAAGAGCAGCCCTACGAAAGAGCTGCCCTGCTACTTGCCATATAATCCACACCGTTTACAACATACTTGCCGTTGAGCTTGTCAACCAGTATTATTTCCACCCCGTTGATCAGCCTGCGGTAATACACTATTTCGAATTCACTTGATCCGTCGGCCGGTCCTCCGACTTCTATCTTGCCGGGATCATATTTCTTGTTGAACCCGGTCATAAATACCTTGTTAACCTGTATTCCAATGCTCATATCACTGGAATCAAGGCTGTCATTTGTCCAAACAGTTTCAAACTTGATAGGTCCCGGCCTGGACAGCATGGCATATTTTGAATTGTCTGACCTGTTGTTTACCGTAAAAGTCATACCACCTATCTGACCATATACCGGAAGATCTATTTCTCCCATGATCCCGGCACCCTTTATGGTGTCGGTCATTTTTTCAATTGACGGAAGCTGAAGGTCTGCAGAATCATCAATCAACTGCATGTTTCCACTTGGTTCACTGGCCTTGAGTTTATAGTCTATTGTCTTGTTACTTATTTTCATTAGCTCTCACCCCCAAACAAACTGTTTAGTCCCTGTGTGGTGTACTGAACTACAAAGGTAAGTGACTTGCCGGGAGGTGTAGTTGTTGTTCTGATATCAAACTTGAAATCGCCCTCAACGATACTACTTACCGGATTGCTGGTTTCATTAAAATTAATTTCTGCAAACAACATCCTGCCGTCGCTTACCATGCTGTTCAGCCATACCTGTGCATCGTTAAGTATTGAATCCACCTTCGCCCTGTTGAGGGGCTGATCCACATCCTTCATATAATTTACCTGGAATGAATTTGTCAGATACATCATCATACGGATATTGCAATCAAACCTGTCCCGTGGATCCATGTCGGTACCGAATTTGTAGTTTCCGTTGTGTGGTCCCCATAGCACCCAGCTGCCTGCACGGTATGAAACCGATGTTATTCCCTCACTGTTCAGGTCATTTGCCTGCACTTCGTCAAAGTTGACAGCCGAACCATCAGCCAGGACGGTACCAGTGATCCCAAGCTGTTTGTTGGAGGGACTCTCGTAAGGAATATTTTCGTTTGCATGATCTGTGAGGCACATCCTGACAATTGCCAGTGTGGACAGCCAAAACTTCTTATCCCCTATTGTTACTTTCGGCCAGCAAACTTTTTCAAGTTTAGAGGTAAATGCATTGGTCTGCTTCCATGCCTTAGCTGCAGTAATTGTTTTAGCTGCAGCTGAATCAATATCAACAACACACATTGCATCCCAGTGGCCATTTATTTTCTGGCACTTCTCCAGCAAGGCAGCCTCCACTTCAGGCCTATGGCTCCACCCTGGTGCTGCCAGAATAGTTGGGATCATATTAAACATCTGGTAGATCAGGTCAACACAGGCAAGTCCCGTCCGCTTGCCGTCCGTACCAATGCCGCCTATGATATCGTCATCATCAACAGAATTTTCAACTGTGTGCACTGCGGGATCAAATACATTGATAACCACAATGGGACCAATGCTTCCAATCTTATTTTTGAAGTGAGCATATACGGCTTCACAAAGGGTGTATTTACTCCAATCGTCAGAATAACCTATCTTCGCTTTTGCATCATCATAGCTGTTTATCAGCAGTGGTACATTTATCGCACCGGCACTTGATGTCAGCTGTTCAACTGGAGCAGTTCCGATATATACCGGCAAAGTGCCGATTCCAGAAATCGGTATACTGTCCTGAGTCGGTAACTGCTCACCATAGACACCATGTAAATATGACATCTTCTTCACCATCCTTTAAATATATTGGTTTAATATGTCAGGGACATAGCCCATTGATATACAGGAAACCCTGAATTTTAACCAGCCCATCCAGTGCGGATAAGGCTGTTCTTCATACATTCCCCATGTAAAAGGCTGCTGGATGGTAGTTTTTCCACCTATCACAGCAGCCTTGGCCAGTTCCTCCCTGGCTCGGGTTCTTAAATTGATTACGTCCTTGTATCCCTCAAAATTGGGAGTGAACTTTCCGTCTTTGATAGTACCGCGACTGTATGTTACAAACGTCAACCGGATATCCATGCTTGCACCGTTGCCATCATCCTCGCCATTATCCATACCGATCACTATGCACGGTGTTGCCGGCACGTCCTGCAGGAGCTCCTCCGGCTTCATATTTTCGGGAAGTTTTGGAGGTATCCAGCCCACATGGACCGAAGGATTTATCAATTCATATGTTTTGTCCTCCGTAGGTTTTTGAAGCTTTATCCTGGATGCAACATTTTCTGCAAGGAATCTCTGAAGCACCTCAAGAATAATATTTTCTGTCATAATGATCATCCTCTCAATGATTTTTGAAGTTTGGAAAGTCTGAAGTTTACCTCATGAGTAAGACGTTCGTTCATTTTGTCCTGAGCAATCTTTTGTATATCCTCACCAACCGTCTCATTGGTGATCATCTGAGGAACAGCTAATGTCTTCAATACGACAATCGGCTTTCTTTCATCCCCCACACGCTTGAAGATGTTTGTTGCTCCACTCGCTTTCTGCAAAAAGGCTTTGGGATCAACTCCCACAGGCTGCATTGATCCCTTTTTTATTTTTACCTTTACCTGCGCTTTAGGATGCTTGACTCCAAGCGATCTTGAAATTACTGTTGTTTCCGGTTTATGAGGGAAATGTGTCAGCGACAGAGGCCTGCCTTTTGACTCCAGGTGAGCAGACAGCTGACCTTTTTTAGCCTTATACTTCCTGATTGTCTTTTTTACATCTGCTCCCTTTATAGCGTACACACCGGTCACAATTCTGCTGAGCCTGGTATTTACAAAATCCAGCGTTCTATTAAGTGATGAAGCAATGGCACCGGATAGTTCCTTCTCAAAGTTTTTTGTTCCAATTATCAACCGCTTCAATTCTTTAGTATCAAAGGTAATATTAACGTCCTTCATTCTAATCACTCATTTCCTGAAAGAGTAATAAGGTATTCGCCGGCATCTATCTTAATATCAGTAACCAGCATGTCTTTGCCATCATAACTCTGATATTCATTCATTTTTGGTGGCTTTCCATAGGCCGAAGCCTGGACCGAATAAGCAATAGTATCCGAGGTTAACCCCAGATACTTTATATGCTTTTTCAGTTCTTCTCCATCCAGAGGAACAATAACCAGCGTTCTGTCATTGATGGTATGCTCTTCTCCGAATTCACTGGAGTTATAGAAAACACTCATATCGGATTCCAGATAGTCCTTAAATCCTGCCATGGTATCACTTCCCAGCCTTTGTCTTTTTGGCTGCAGTATCACCAACATAAGCAGCAGCATCAAACTTAATATCAATCTTGTCTGCAGCTCCGATGTCATCTACAAGCGGCTGTTCGGCAGGGCCGGTTCTGGTTTCAGTTGACAGTTCCTTTTCTGCATTCAGGACTTCCGAAGATTCTTTTCCATTTTTCTCATCGATTGGATCCCGGTCTATTCCATCATTAGCTTCTTTCTCTGTTTCATCTTCAGAGTAAACCTCCCTGACTGTTCCCCAAGGTTCGGCCACCTTGGATGAAATAAGTTTTTGTTCCTCCCTTTCAGTGAGATCATATATTATATCTCCGGGGATATATTTCTCCCCATCGACTTTTACGGTGCCTTTTTTAACTCTAATCATATTGAACCTCCTATTTTACCTTCATGGTTACCCAGGACGATACGTCATAAGGCTTTGGAATTGGCCTTGAAGCAAGCCTGTATTTCATCACATCATTCTGGATATTTGCGAATATCTTTGGGATCCTGGTACCCTCATAAGTATGATATCTCTTGTCCTCTTCCAACTGGGTAACCGCAGCATATTCCAAGGATCCAAGGGAAGCAGGCAGGATTGATACCCTGTCCACTGGGAAAATTGGTTTTACAATATTGTCATAGTCAAGGTACCATGCGTAATATACCCACAGTTCCAGGCCCAGTTCCGGAAGGTTGCCAATGTATTTGAGACCGTTTCCGTTCTGGGTTCTCAGCTCTGGTTTCATCATTCCTATATCAAGCATCCTGGTGTCAAGCATTTTCATAAATGCAGCATCTTTCCTCAAGAGGGGCCAAGCTTCCTGTCCAAGAATAGCGTAAGATGGGTTATATCCCGATTTTAATACCACTTCGGTTGCTGCTTCGAGACTCTCGTATTTTTCAATTGACGTCTCCCACGAATCGCTACCAGCTAAAGTTATGAGGTTTTCTGCAGGCAACTGGTAGTTGATATCATCATCAACATAATTCTTCTTGTCATCATCTATGTATCCCCTTACGCTGATTTCACCTGTAGCAACCAGTTCGGCACACATGACTTCCTCTCTTCTTGTTATGGCATCATCCATTTCCCTGGCATCCTGCTGCAGGAAATAGTCCTGTCTTTCCTCAGGTGTCATTGCAGTATGGATATCTTCTCCCATTGACCTCGGCGCAAGGACCTCCGGTGTCAGTACTCTCTCGGGAGCAAGCTTTGGAGGGCTGTAGGTTTTTGTCTCAAAACCTCTTCTGGCCATGTTGATGCCTCCGATACGTGGAGCAACAAAAGGTGCTATTGTATAGCTGCCTTTTCTGAAATCCATGTCAATCTTATCGGTTGGCCAAGTATTAACAGTTGGGAAAAAAGTATCCCTAAAAAAAGTAGTCACCGGCATATTTTTCTCGAATGCCGGTGACATGCTTCTTGGTTCATTAGGATTAATATTATTCACGATAGATCATCCTCCCTATATTTCGTCCTTTAAGAATATTCCTACATCTCTGAGCTCGTCCTCATGGTTTACTGCCGTACTGGTACCACCGAAAATTAAAGCATTCCTGTTGAATAAGCCTGTCTTATAGCAGACGGTCATTACATCAGCAGAAGTAGTATCGACATCCTGAGCTACAATATATTTGGCAACCTGACTTCCATCAGAGTTTGCCTTGTCCGTCTTCTTACCCTTACCACTTGCGGTTATTTTTCCGATAGCAGTTCCCCTTTTGACAATACCCTGGCCGGAGGCAAGCACTATTCCTGTTGTCAGAATGTCAACGTCTGGACCCCCTATAAGATTGTCATAACCTACCGAACCTGTTATTTCGTACCCCATTATCTGTTTCCTCCTCTCCTGAGAGCATCAAAGCCAGCTGCAATGTTTTTCAGCTTATCCTGTGTGTTTTTTGGTTTTTCGCCACTTTCTCCACTGGATGCTGCAGGTACATTATTCGCACCTGAATTCTGGGCATCAGTCTGAGAATTGTTCAGGTACTGCTGCCCTCTCTGTGAGTCCTCCTGCAAAGCTTTAAATGCCAGCTCCTTTGCATCCACTGGCTCTTCAAACTTTGCCTTGTTTACGAGATCAGTATTGATGTTAGCAGATATTTTTTCAATATCCCGAATCCTGTGTCTCTCGTTTTTTGCGCCTTCCGCTCTGGCCGCATCCTCAATCTGCCTTACCAGTTCAGGGCAAGTGTTTCTTAATTCTTCAATAGTCTTTGGAGGCATGAGATCAACTCCTTCTAAATTATTATTTATATTTGCATCAGGCTGCGGCTTTAGTTCGCCGGCCTGTGGTGCACTGCTTTGTGTTTTTTCCTTTTTGGCAAATTCCATAAATCTCTGCATGGAAGCTGACATGGAATTTTGTATTGAAAGACGGCTAAACATGAAATTGTTTTCTATAGGATCATCGACCCCGTCATCTGACGATGTATAAAGAATTTTATCTACAAAACCTTCTTTAGCTGCTTTTTTAGCCGACATAAATGTCTCTTCATCCATCATTTCCGATATCTTTTTATGTGACTTTTTTGTCTTTAGCTGATAGGCATTTATAATGGTATTCTTAACCTCATCAAGAACGTCCGCTGCATGTCTCATGTCTTTAGCTTCGCCTACCGCGCTACTCCATGGATTATGTATCATAAGCATACCTACAGGACTTATATTTATTTCATCTCCAGCCATTGCAATAACTGAAGCAGCTGACATGGCCTTACCATCAATTTTTACAGTAACCTTGCCATTATGCTCTTTAAGTGCATTGTAAATTCCTGCACCGGCAAAAACATCACCACCATAACTATCAATCCACACTGTTATGTTCTTTCCTTTATGTTCTGAAAGTTCAGCCCTGAAAGAATTAGGAGAAGCTGCTGGTATTCCAAACCATTCATATATCCATGCATCATCATCACTGACAACTTCTCCAGAAATCCTAAGCTCAACTTCTGTATCATCCTGCTCATTTTTTATAAAGTTCCAAAACCTAGGCATTATTTTCATCACTCCTCATAATATCTTTAGCTACATACTCAGCTATTTTATCTATGATGGCATTAGATAAATTTGATGAGTTGTCGCTCGATCCGTTAGAATTACTATTACTTTCTGTAGGATTAAGCTGTTTCATCAATTCGCTTTCACGAATAACTTGGCCAATGTTTTTATCCCAATCTCCGCCAGTTAGTTCGATTGTTTCTTTTTCCCGAGTAGAAAAAGCCTGACCTACCCTTAAAATAGCAGCTGTTACTTCCTTGACCGGATCTATCTGTCCGGGAGCCGGCCCGTTCCAGTCAGCCTTGCACCATGCTTTTTTCTTCGCCGGATCATTGAAAAAGCCGGGAGCATTCACCCTGCCTCTGGCAACAGCTTCGGACAGCCATAGTTCATATACCGGCTGGCAGAAATCATTTGCAAACCAGGTCCTCCTCATCCGGAATGCTTTCCATGCTTCCAGAAGTGCTGCCCTTGATGCCGAGTAGCTGGCCATAAAAGATTTTGTAAGCAGCTCGAAAGGAATCTCCAATGCAGCTCCGGTATATTTGGCCATAGCCGTAACAAAAGCATCAAACTGGGCAGTTGGTTGTTTAGGTTCTCCAAATTCTACACCTTCACCTGGTCTTAAAACATTTACTGTACCTGCACCAAGTTCATAACTTGTTTCGTCATCTTCATCCTCGACTCTTTGATCATCATTAATTGAACTACCGAAGAATGGATTTGAATCTGCCGTCTCAGATGTTATGAAGGCAGTAAAAAACGACTGCACAACCGCAGCCGTCAATGTCGCTTCTGTATACCTGGTTATTTGCTTCAGGCACTCAATAACCGGTGCAAGATACGGCACTCCTCTGTATTGTTCACAACGCTCTTGTTCCATAAGGTGCACAATATTCGGATCTCCCGTTTTTTCTCCGAATGCTTCCACCCTGGTCCATTCTTTCTTTACACCTTTTAATGTACTATTTGGATATTGATCACATATCCAGTAGGCAACTACCGCACCTGTTTCCTTGTCAACCTCAACACCATTGTAAATTGGATTGCCATTACCGGTATTCTTTCCAACAACATTCACTCTGGCCGGAAGAAAGCTTGATACCCTGTTTACTGAATTTGGATTGCATATCCTGTCGGATTCAATAAGGTGAACACGCAAACTGTATGGCATCCAGGCGTTTGGATTATCCTTCTTTAATATTCCGACCCCATCACCGTTCATTAACCAGCTCATCAGGGCAATCTGCTGCAGTTCATAGAAATTGTTTAACCGGAGAGTATCACACCAAACTGATTCAGACCATAGTGCAAACTCCCGTTCAGTATTCATTTCCCACTTATCAGCCTGTTCCCTGGTCATTCCAAGATATTCAAAATCAATCCTGGCTTTTAACCTCAGTCCGGATCCGACCACATTAGTCCTATTCGTCTTTATACCGGAGGTGGCGAGTGGAGCTGACATATACAGATCTCTGGAACGCTGCCTCAGTGTATCAAGATTTTTATCAATGTCTTCCTGTGGGCTTTTACTACTTGCAATCCAACCTTTAAGAGACTTCTTACTCCGGCTGGCACCGCTTTCAGAGTAGCCGGAATTAGAAAACTTTCGTATTGCATCACCCTGCATCCTGGCCATCTGCCTTTTCATTCCTGACTGAGGACTGAAATAGTTTACAACCTTATCTGCAATATTCAACCTTGATCACCTCCCCTATAAATCCCTTAATGTAATTCTGAATGCTTTTCTTCGGCCCTTGATTCTTTGAAGTGCCTCAAGATCTTCAACTTCCTTTTTCCACATTTGAATCTCTTCCCTGATCTGATACAGGTTTGCTCTGTCAAGTCTCCGACCGTTTATCTGATATGACTGGCCTGTTGCAACTGCAGCCTCAGCGTCCAACCACATTTTTAATCTTGCCCTTGCCTCATCAAGTGTCCATGCCGGCATAACCCTCACCACCCTTCAATTTATATATCCATTCCCCTTTTGACACAACCGGAACGGCGCTTTGGTTTGTTAACAGCAGCCGGTTTATTGTTTTGAGCATCTGTAACCTCTTTATGCTTATTTTCAAGAGCAGTAAAATCAACATTCAAAAGCTTTAGGGCTGCAAAAGCATAGTTTCTCATGTCCAAGGGTTCATTTCTCACAGTGTCTGATATCTTTTGCCATTGAGGTACCGTCCGGCCTTTTTGCTTCACATATACAATCTTTTCAGAGATAAGACCCTTAAAATATATCTGATCGTATCCCCGGTCCTCATTGTCAGGGAAGTGGCAATATCCTTCTCCCACTTCCTTGATTTTCAGCCTGGACATAATGCTTGATTTTCCGGAATCAACACCTAAAATAATCAGGACACAGTTTTCAGTATCCTGATTTACTGAATTGTTCTTTCTCTTTTTATTCTTACTATTATCCGGCTTGGTCCTTGTCACCTTGTAAATTAGCGGATAACCTGGACCTCCCATACCTTTTATGGCAAAGACATATTTACCCCGAGTCTGTTTCTTTTTACAGTATTTATATACCGCTGAGGTACTATGTCCTCCGGAATCTATAAAGGTACAGGCAATATGTCTTGATAACCCGCCTGCAAAACTGAATTGTCTGTCAAGTACTTCATCCAGCTTAATCCAGGTCTCAGGGAGTTCCGGATCAGAAAGTATAAATCCCCTTTGGATTCCCCAGCTTTCTTCGCCCTTACCCCAGCCGACAATTTCATATTCAAGGCGATCCCCCTGTACATCCACGCCGCATGTCAGTATCAAAACTCCTTCTGGAATATCTGCAGCAAAGCTTTCACGGCGTTTCATCAATATGTCTTCTGTTTCTATCTCGCCCTTTTCTTCCCACGACTCTCCGAGAACTGTATTTGTAAAAACCTTTTTCTGCTCCGGGTCATTTTTCACCTGAAGCCATAGTTTCAAAATATCCTCCCAGAACCACCAGGGAGATACAAATGCATTAAGGTGAAAGCTCCTGACTTTTTGTGCTACAGGGTTATCTGACACCCAAGCACCAGGCTGATTCTTCCAAGTGAACTCGTTAAACTCCTCAAAGCAGCAGGGACACTGGAACATTATGTCCCAAACAGTGTAATTGCCTTTATCATCCCGCTCATACTGGTACTTGATCCCTTGAATATTTATATATACAAAGGCACCACAGTGTGGACATTCTTTCTTCCACTTTTCCTGGGTGCCTTTCATATACTCCTCTTCAATTCTGGAAACTCCTTTTATTGTTGGAGTCGAAACCTTTAATTTTTTGCGGTTCGGATAGGTTATGGTTCTTTTCTCGGCAAGTTCCAGGGGATCTCCTTCCGCTCCCGCACTTAGCGGGAAACCATCAATCTCATCTGCAATAACGATTCTGATAGGCTTTGATGCAAGTCCCCTCGGACTATTTGCACCGACAAGTGCAAGTGATCCTCCCGGATAATTCTTGGAGAGAATTGTATTGTTTGAATCCTTGCTTTTCGCATCCGCTATCTTTTCCCTAAGAACTTTTGTATCTCTTATAAGTGGTGCAATACGCCTTTTAGAGTAGTCTTCAGCAAGCTCTAAAGTTGGCTCGATCAAAAGTATCGGGCATGGATCAACATCAACATAGTAACCAATAATATTATTGATAATCTCATTCTTGCCAACCTGACTGCATGACATTACTGCAATAGTTTCTATTTCAGGATTATTTACTGCATCCATAATCTCGACTTGGTATGGGGCTCTATCGTTCCTCCATTTGCCAGGCTCCGCGGATGATTCTCTACTGAGTACTCTGTTTTCCTCAGCCCATTTGCTGACCCTAATATCAGGAGGAGGTGCGAATAATCCAATTACTTCCTGGAATAATGCTATTGTTTTATTTTCCATTATCATCACTCTCAAACATATTTGCATCATATACGGCCAATTCATCAAGTGCGATTTTCACTTCTTTTGTCAGGATGTCAATAATTATATTCGGATTTTTTTGTCCGACAAGTTTGACAGCAACACCTAACGGCATTGCAAGAAGTTTGTTTCTACAGGCAATAATCATCCCACCCAAGACATTTTTTATATCTTCAGCCCTGTGGACCTCATTCTTGAGTTCGGCAAGCTCAATCTCCGCAATCTCTCTTTTTACCTTTTCGAGCAGGGCATGCTCCTGATCATAGTTTATTCCCGGACCTATTCCAGCCTTATTCTTATAATATTCAAGTATTACCTGCATAACATTGAACTGTCCGTCAGGATCCTTGGCTATTACTTTTTCAGCGACCAGCTGGTTGACACGCCGTTCACTGAGTTCCATGATTTTTGCCATCGTTTTTGCATTTACCAGCATGGCCATTAACAACACCTCATTTCCTTAAAATTTCCCTACCCTAAATTAAGGTACAAACTGCTTATCGGAAGGAAATTCAACAAAAATCTTTTATCTAGTTGAATTTTGGGGTTCGCGAGCACCGCAAGCCTTTTTGATTGGCTGGAAGTACCTTTTATTACCATTTACGGGCAACAAAAAAGAGATAACGGATGTATCTCTTTTAGTTTTATTATTCTATTGTCACAAAAAATCAACTTACTATTTGCTTTTGTAATACTCTGACTGACTGATGTAAAAATGGATATCACCTATGTGAGAATTTAAATACAGTTTCCTGTCTAAATCTAAACTATCCCAATCTTTATATGACTCTTTCAACTCTACCAAACCAGTGTACATCCCTTTCAGCTTATCGTAATTTTTTTATTTCCTTTACTTATATCCTCATTATCTTCTAATAATTTTTTCATATTATTAAGGATAGCAGCATTTTCTTCTGATTGTAATTTTACAAGTATATCCTTAACTTCTTTTGATTCAATATCTTCTATTACCTTATAATATTCGTCCATAAACTCAGATTCAAATTTATTGTAATTACTTCCACAAGCACTCAGGGTAAAAATAATTAAAATTATTATTAAACAATATATTGCTTTTCCTCTCATACAGATCTCCTATGTTTAAAGTAATTATATTATCACTTAGAATTTTTTAAACAATAATAATTGAATCAATTACCCTAAATTATACCATAAATATTGTAAAGATAAATAATTAAAGCCCCGCAACGTACTCCAGACGCACCCTACACATTTAAACATATACCCACCTGTTATAACTTTCTGATTACATTAATAAGATCCTGCTTTGTCTTTCTGGTATAAATTCTTGTAGTGTTTATATTTGCGTGCCCGGCAAGATCAGCAATTTCATCAATGGTCAATCCTTCCTCGGCAAGTCTCAGACAATACAGATGTCTAAAATTATGGGCATGTGCCCTGGATAACTTAATCTTACTCATTCCGGCATACAATTTAATAACGTTATGAACGGACTGCCGGCTCATCGGCGTATTTCTGAGTTCATTAAGGAATAAATAATCTGTCGGTTTATGCTTTCTTTCCTTAATATATAGATTTAGATATTCAACCAACCTTTCAGGTATAAGAATGTCCCTGTACTTCTCCCCTTTACCCAAAACAGTAATCGCTTTTTTGTCCTTATCTGCAACTTTCAGGGTTATTAGCTCCGAAACTCTCAGACCTGTTAGATACAGGGTATAAAAAATGGCCAGTGCTCTGAAGTCTTTTTCTCTTTCAGCCAGCCTGACCAATCTTTCAAAATCATTTTGTGTAATTACTTCTTCCAGGTACTCTTGCCTTTGAACTTTAAGCACTTCAACCTCAAGACATATTTTCCTACCATAATCACTACAATTGTTTAGATATTCTATAAACTGCTTTATACTTATGAGCTTTCTGTTTATCGTCTTTGGCTTTAGGTTTCTGGATAAGAGATGTGATATATAATCATCTATATCCTGCTGCTCAATACAGTCAAAATTTTTAGATATAAATGAGAAAAACTGATTCAGATCAGAAATATATGCATCAACTGTATTTGAACTTTTCTTTTTAAGCTTCAGCTCTATATAATTATTTAACAGATCAACCGCATTCAGTTTTCCCACCCCTTTTTAACATAACCTATATTATGTAAAAGATATTTTACCTTTTTCTATGGCTTGTATCATCTGCACTTAAGCAGCTTTTTTTATAATAGATACTTTTGACTATCTTTTTTACATAACTTACTTTTTTAGCATAAAAAATACCGTTAGATTTTACTCCAAACGGTATTTTACATTTACCATATTAACTCTTACTGACCGACATTGCATCGACATGTTTTAGACATTATAATTAAGCAAATCTTTATTCAATCCCATTTTATATATACCTTTATGAAATCCTTGTATTCATCTTGAATGTATAAAATATTAGATACCATTGATTTTAATAAGACTTTACTTAATTCATTACCTTTACCTTGTTTTAAATCACTTACAACAAACATCATAAGCGCTTCATCCTTCTTAAAATCGTACTTATCACCTCCATATTCATGAATGGTATCCATCACATAACGTGCTATTGAGGCAATTGCAGAAGATACTATATCGTAAGGTTTTACTGCATATCCTGTGTATCCATACATCATAAATCCATACACTATACCATCCTTGTTTACTGGAAAAATAATTTTTGTCCCTTTGCTTGTATTAGTATATTCGTTATCATCAAAATCATTAGCAACAATCAATTTATTTATTGTATCCTTATCAAGGGTATATTTCTTTTCTTTAATAAATACATTTTTTAGCTCACTTAAATATCCACTTGCCATTATCCAAATCTATTGAACAATATTGAAAGTCTAAATTGTTCAATAACCCCCTATTCTATTTGTTTACCTTTTTAAATATAAATTCTATTGTTATAACTAAATTCCTCTCAAGATAAGTTTTTTTTCAAAAATATGTTTAAGCGTTCGAAAATAAATTCATATACATACATTAGTAGAAATAAAGTTAATGTTTTACATAAAAATACCACCCCGGCCTCCCCGTCCTTTTTGACCGTTCTGCAAGGGCTTCGTCTATACGTGCGCGAATATTGGGTTTCGCTAAGTTTTCACAACCGATATCTTTTGCAGTTGCTGTGCTATACCCTGCTCTGATTGCCGCCTGAGTAGCGTTTAAATCTACCAGGTACTCCCGTACAAACATTTCTTGCTTTGCTGTCAATTTAGCCATTCAGGCTCACATCCTTTCGATGGAATTAAAAAAGAGCCCACAGGCTCTAAATACTATAACTATTCATATCTTTATGAATTCAATCTTATAAAAGATTTTAAATTCAAGAAACTTATTTTTATTGCCAATTTGAAATTTGTTAAAAATCATAGGTCTTGGAAACATTTTCTTTTTACACTTGACAATCTTTATTGTTCCCTTTTTAGCTTCACGCTCAAGCCTATCTTTTATTATGTCATGCGTTTCTGTTCTGTAGACTTTACCACTTGGTAATCTCTCTAAGAAATCTTTTAAAACTATGTAAAACTCTTTTTTTCTTTTTATATTATTAAATTTTTTGAACTCTTTTTTAGCTTTCTTAGTTAATGACATAAATATAAAGTTTCTAAAAAATATTAAGCCTCTTGTATAAATAAATCCATTATTGATTCTTATCCTTGTAAAAATTAATTCAATAAGGATTTCTATAAAGAACACAATAAAACATAGTAAAATAAATAAAAGTGCTAACCCGATTATCACAATCATTTTATTTCTTCCTTTGAATGCTATAATACTGAATAATTCTACAAAAAAAGGAGATTTCCTGCAAAATTGTTCAAAGTAGCAAACAAGGAGATAGTATCCGTCTACCTCCCCCTATGCGTACTTTAGTCCCTTTGAATATGTTGAGTTTTTATTTAGGGTAAATACCCTATACTTTATAAGTAAAATTAATAGCTTCTTTTAAAACCTATTTTAAGCAGCAAAAAGGAGAGTATATTTCAACTCTCCGGAACACGCCTTATAACGCTGCTTTCGTGTAAATATAATTTTTGATAATACAATTATACATGGTTAATTGGCGACAATCACCGACAACTTTCAGCCCATTCTTTTAATCTTCTTTCTATTGTTCTGCCAGACCATCCCATACATTCACCTATTTCGATTGGTTTCAATCCATCTATGTATTTATAACTTAAGATTGTTCTTAACTCACTGTCCTCAATAGAGTTAATATAATCAATTACATCATTTATTATCATGTAAAGCTCATGGTATTTTTTACTGATCTTCTTACTAATAACATCTCTTTGATTTATGCATTCCTCAGACATATGTTCTATACCTGTTAATATAAATGATCTGGCTGAATACGGATATTGTGGCATACTTCCCTTTACCTTGTCGGTTACAACTGTTTCATAATCACCATGATTCAATTCCTGGAGTTTTTGTCTCAGCCGCTCAACTTCTCTTTTAAGTTTTATAATTTCATTTAGTTTTTCTTTAGTCATAGGCGCCTCCTGTTTCTCAGTTTTGTTCTGTTTATTTCAATCATTGAACGTTTTGTTCTATTACTATATCATATTGGTTTTAGAAAATAAATACCCTTATGTCGTACTTTTCTTATTTTGCGCCCAAAAATGGGCATTAAAAAACCGCAACTCATTTAACTGAATTATGCGGTAATAGAATGATTCTTGAAATATAAATTATATGAAGCAGTTTAGATAGAATACTCCATAATAAAATGAGTATTTGTTTCACTTATTGATACAAAACCAAGTCTTTCATAAAAATTTATCGCAGGGTTTACTTTTAATACTTGAAGCTTAATAATACATTTTTTATGCTTTGCGTCATTTATAATGTCCTTTAATACTGCCGTTCCTACTCCTTTGCATTGATATTCTGGTAATATTTCAATTAAATCGATAAATAGCCCATCAATATTATTAAATGTTGATAACACTCCTATATCTTTTTCATTTACAACTATGATTTTTAATTTCTCAGGAGAAAATTTATTTTTAAAATATTCTTGTTGGCTTATATCATCCCATCCCCAAGTTTGCTCAACATAACTTTTCATCGTTGACACATTTAATTCATATAGAAACATGTAGTCCTTTTCTGTCACATCTCTTAACTTATACATTTACACCTCCGACTTGTCATAATAATTCGTATAATAAAACAACCCCGATTCAAAGTAGTTCGTTACAAATAATACTATATCTGGAATGTTTCTATGTCAAGTTTCACTCCTTACTGCACTATTCAGTTTTCAAAGATCATGTATTTTCCGTTACTATCTATTCAAAACGCGAATTAATCTGTATCTTCTATCATATTTTCATATAAACAACATGTTTTACATTCTTCTTTCCCATTGCCCACACACAACGGATATGGATCATTATTGGGTTTAAAGCAATCTTCCGACCTTACCGGAACTAATTCTGAATTGTCACATTCTATACATTCATATTTAGTAAGTTTATTGCCATCCTTAGCTCCTAAAAACATTGTACTTACCATTTCTGCTCCGCATTCTTCACATAACATTTTATTTACTTCCTTTCTGTCGCTATAGACTTATTTACTGTTTTAATCTCTCCAACCGTCTATTTCAATAAAATCTCCTTCGTCTCTTACTTCTTTAACTTCAAATATAATTAATCGGTCACCATCGTCCGCAGGTAGTAATTCTTTCAAGTTTTTAACCATGCTTATTCTTACTTTTGCACCTGCCGGCATTTTTGCCAGCTCATTCATTACCTCATACACTTTCATCCTTCACACCATCCTTTCCAGCCTTCTGGCCTATCTCACGGCATAAAAAATACCGCAATTCATTTACTGAATGTGCGGTTTTCTATAAAATTCCTATTATTAATGCAAAATGCAGAAAACATTCCTTATAAGTTTTTTCAGAATTCTAAAATAAACTTGCGAAGTTTTTCATATAAAGGAGAAACTCCATAGTGTACGTCTGCTGAACAGGTTCCATAAGTAAAACTATAGTATATTGTTTTAGTACATAACCCCATACCACTCAATTTGTCTAGTGTTGAAATAACACTATCTCTGGTTAACTTCAAATCTTCTACTATCCCCGTAATAGTCTCTTCCAATGCTAATTCGAACTCTTTTCCGGCATTGCTTACATCAAGTGGAAGTTTCTTATAATTTAATCTTAACGATTCCAGAATTTCTAAATCACTACTAATCATATTGTTCAAAAAATAAAGATTTTCTTCAAAATCATCATTTTTAATTTTATTTCGAGAAAAATATGAGTTTCTCAGTAAATTCCCAAAATATTTTACTTTTGAATTATCTGATAGTCTGTTAACTGCTTCCACCGTTTTTGCAAAATTCATAATGAACTCAACATCATTAACTCTTTCGTAGGTTATGTACTCATTCTTAGATAGAATAACTTTCAATAATTCCTCTCTTTTCCTTTTTTGAAATTCTAAAAGCAATGCATCTGTTGTCCCATCGATTAGTTCTCCAAGAATTGGAATCAACTTTAACAATGATAGTATTGTTGCTTTCACCAATGGATTATTTTTTATTTCTATAGCATTTTCAATATTTTCTATCGACGTCTTAATCTCAGTTATGTTATCCATTCCACACCACTCCTTTATAAACCATACTATTATGTAAATACAATAAAGTCAATATTTGGAATGTCCATTCCTTTTAACCGCACTATTCAGTTATCAACGTACAAATTTCTTACTTCGCTATCCCGCTATTATGCGAACTAACTTATACTTATCCGATACCTTAAAATTACATCCTCAACTGCTTTTCTGCATTCATATTTACTTGTCTTATCACCATTGCCTTTTCTCGCAAGCAGCATATCTTTTGTAATCTTTTCAATGCTCTTCCCTGCCTTGAATTCGGATATTATCACCTTTTCGGTATATACTTCCATATATTCATCCTCCCACTTTACTCCAATGTAGTCTAAAACCCGCCCCCATCCATATTTTTCTCCCGTAGTTTTATCAGTACAACAACGGTACATGTAAAATTCCCACTCTTTGTAGTTTCGTTCTCTAAGTCTGTCAAACCTGTGGGGCCTATTTTCAAGGTGTATACCAAACCCGCACATACTACAGCCAGTTCTTTGTGCATCCGTTGTGTACAGTAGTCCGCTTTCAGTTCTTTCAATTCTTCCATATACATCGGGCAGAAGTCCCAATTCGGGAATTTTAAGATCAATAGCCAATTGTAAAAGGTCTTGCCTAAGGAAAGGGGCAAATGGTGCGCTTCGAATTACTGTTTTGCCGTAATAGTTACAGCCATTTTCAATCAACGCCTCTTCCCTCTGTCCCCCCTCAGATGCCATCAAGCCTAAATACGGATAACTGTTGTGTTCTTTCGCCCAATCGTCACAAGGTTTTTCTTTAACCCAGTAACAGCATTTATTGGATACTGGAAAATCAGCCTCTAAATAATCAGTTCCATACTCCTCATTTGCCATTCCAGCGAATAGTTTTAACCATTTTTTCGGTAACTGCATCCGGCTATTTTTAGCAAAATGGCCTTGTTTACCACATTCACCGGTTATAATTGCGTGCCTGACTGTTTTATTCTTTTCTGTTGGGTTTTGGATTGAATTTATTCTTCCAGCAAGCTTTTTGGATAGTACTGGGAATCCATCTTCATTGAGGACTTGAACTTTCGACTTTAACGGTCTTATAGGCTCTAAATTTAGAATTTTATGTACATGTTGTATGCTCTTATCTTCTATGGATGAAACCGTAATACCGGGTGCATCTATTCCGATTTTCTTAAGAAACATGTATAATGTTATGCTGTCGAGTCCTCCGACTGAGACATGATAGTTGTGTCCTCTTTTCTCCATTTCCATCATAAATTCGACTGCCCTTTGTTCTGCCCTCTTGATTTTTACTTCGTATGGCAATTGTTGCATTACCGTAAACTGTGCTTTTTTTCTTCTCTTGTCATTTTTCCAAGCCTCAAGCTCCTCATTGTCTTCCAAAAATTCCTTTACTTCAGGAATCGTAATTTCTTCAAGGTCAATTGCATCAAGCATTTTATTCATAATTTTCCCTCCACGTCTGGAGGTGTGCGCACACTTAATTAACTAGTATTACTCCGATAATTTAATTAATTTTCCTTCGCTATCTTTCCCTACTACGTCCCACCTACCCTCTGCAAATTCGAAAACTTCGTATACTGTGGAAGCCATACCAGCTCCACTGTTCCTGTACCGACATCACGTCCTTTTTGGATCAGTATCTCAGCAATATTCTTTTTATCGGAATCAGGATAGTAATAATCATCCCGGTAAATCATCATTACAACATCGGCTACTTCTTCAGCAGCTCCTGTTTCCTTCAGGTCGGAAAGCATAGGGCGCTTGTCGGCCCTGCCTTCGACTCCCCTGTTGAGCTGCTGTAGGAGAATCACTGGGCAGTTAAGTTCCTTTGCCAAACGCTTCATGCAACGGACATTTTCTTCATGCTCGGCAGTATCATTTCCCTTCCGGGGTCTCCACATTTCTGTCAGATGATCCACGATAACCAAACCAAGGCCACCCATCCAGTTTTTTATCCTCCGACACCGTGCCTTTATCTCAGAAGCCTTTATGTTTGGTGTATCATCAATAATCAGTTTACTTCCCGACAGTGGAGCCAAGCTTTTTCCGATCTTCTCCCAATCTGAATCATCCACTGTCCCAAGGCGGAGCCTCTGGTTATCTATCATATTCCACCCAGACAGGATCCTGTTTGTGATCTTTTCCTTACTCATTTCAAGACTGAATATAGCTGTCGGCACCTGCTTGAGGCAGGAAACATGTGTTGCAATATCAACTGCCAGACTTGTTTTTCCCATCCCAGGTCGCGCAGCTATTATTATCAGATCACTGTCCTGCAATCCTCCAAGTTTGTAGTCTATAGCCGCAAAACCTGTACTCAGCCCGGATATCTGCCCTCTGTTTTTACACCGCTGCTCCAGCATGCCTATTGTACTAACAAGTGTCTGTTCAAGGCTGTAGAGTCCTTCTGATTCCTTTTGGTTAATGCTGAGGATCTCCTTTTCGGCCTTATCGATAATATTTTCTATTTCGTCATGGTTGTAGGCCATATCCATGATTTCGGTGGATGCCTTGATCATCTTCCTTCGCTGGGATTTCTCGAGGATAATCCTGGCGTGTGGTAAAGCACTTGACGAAGTAGCCGCCATATCAGTCAAACCGACAATGTAATCCAAACCTCCTATAAGATCAAGAACCTTCCCTTCCTTCAACCTTTCTGAAACTGTAATAATATCAATAGGCTGCTGCCTGCTATGCATTTCAATAACTGCAATAAAAACTTCTCTGTTTTGCAAGTTATAAAAATCATCTGCCCCAATAATCTCAGCCACATCCATAATCACACTGCTGTCAATCAGCATGGAACCCAGAACACTTCTTTCAGCTTCAACCGCCTGAGGCGGAATCCTGTAATCCATATGTAACCACCCCTATTATCACTATCTTCCTTAGTACCCGTTGGCTTTGATAAAAAAGTCAGGGACACTGATAATTTTGTCTTTCAGCCTGTTCTCAGCCTTGGCAGGTGCTGCCTCAATCTTTATATAATCCTCAAATGGCTTTTCTTTGCCCAGGAAATTTGCTGACGATTTGAGGAACTGCATTTCAACTCCCACCTTTTTGTTCTTGTAGTTGACAGCTGCAGTTATCAACTGCTCTTCCGTATATGACTTCAGACAGGTCTGCCAATTATTGAAGGTTCTTCGCTTTTCCTCAGCACGTGGATATGTCAGGTAGAATGATTCGAATTCTGCAGTATATTTATTATTAATATTCTTTATATTCTTTTTATTTGGTTGTCTGTTGGTTTTCTGTTGGCTATCCTGTTGGTTGCTGTTATCCTTCAACACTGCATTATTACTGGTTTCAACGTTGGTTGTTTCGTTGGTTGTATTTTGGGGTAAATTATCCCTGTCAGTGCCAGATTCATCATTTCCCTGATATTGCTCCCAGTTCACAACCGAAATGACAGAATACCTCCTTCCAACCGTTTTTAGGGTAATCATACGGTCCTGTTCCAGTAGATCAATAAGGTTCCTAAGTCTGCCTTCGGGAATATTCAGTATACGACTCCATTCAGGCCTGCCATATATGAGCTGCCCCGGCAGCAGTGAAACCATTCTGCCCTTGCAGGGTTTACTGTATTCCCTGTATGCGGCGCACAGAAGGATATAGTTCCAGGCCTTGAAAGCATAAGCATCCTGGAATACCCAGTGATCCACTAGACTCCTGTATTCTTTTATGTAGCCCTCTATACTATCCGCCTCCTTTTCAAAGGAGCATGCTGATCCAGATCAAAAAGTGGAAGTTGCTTCGTCTCAGCCTCTTTTACTGGCCTGCGTCGTTCCTTTTCCAGAGCACTCCATCTGTGTATGTAATTGATTTGTGCAGCAGTCCTCACATTGCTATGGCTTCCAACCAGTTCAACCCTGCTGCTTATTCCTTTTGCCAGAAATGACTTACTGATTTTTTCAGCAAAATAATTCTTGATAAGGTAGCATTCAAAGCTCAGAATGTGAAACTCCTTCCCGTCAATTTCGAATACGACCCGGCTGTTGCATGGCCCTAAGATATCAATCTCGTCACCCGGGAGATCCTCGAACAAATCCATCTCGGTCCTATATGGAATCCCTTTCTCGGTGAAATATCCTGCCAGGAATTCCGCAGTCTCTGGATCCAAACGGTATGAATACTGTTTCGTCCTGATACGTACTGCAAATAGTTGTCTATAACATGCAAGATAAATGTTTGTATCCATATATCCCTCCATCTCAAAATCACGGCACTACCCAGTCAAACATTCTAAACAGACCCCTTTCAGGCAGTCCTCCCCAATTGATAGGCAAGCAGGTTTTTAACCGGCATGTCCTTCTTCCTTGTAAAAAATCCAAATAATTTATATAACATTGTCCCACCTCCATATATACTTGATCTGCCCCTGTTTCACAGGAGCAGGAACTGGATAAACTACGTAGCTATCCTTTTGGATATTGCAATTATGTCAACCATGACACTCACAAAATAGTCGGTTGTTACATTTACAAAAAAGCAGAACTTGTTGGCAAAAACATCATTGAGAGCTTCCTTTTTTGCCTCATCCCATTCCTGCTCCGATATCTCCACTGCTTGTCCAAGTTTGACATTCAAGGCTTCGGAAATGATTAATTTTAAAGCCTCATCCAAATTTACAACCCCCTCCCAGATATCAATCAACTGAATATTAAACAGATCAAAATTTACAATGCTGCCATTCTTATAAGGTTTACGCCTGAAATGACTATCCTTGTACAAAATTGCAGACTGGCTGGGCTGTTCAATAGTCGCACAAATATCAACCTTTACCCGGATGCCAAAAGGAGTCATAAAATATCCTTTGAGAACTCCGATGTACGAACCCCAGTATTGATCGGAAGCAAGAACAGTCTTCCCTATTGATTCAACCATTGTGTTTTTGTACACTGCTACACCCCCATTGACACAGATACCAGCCCATGCTAGAATCAAATTAACGATTTTTTTCTTAGCGGCTTATATAGCTGCTTTTTTTATGTCTTTTCCCAATTAAAACTTGCCGTCCAGGTAGTAATATAATCTCATTTTCAAAGCACTTATCCCGAATCATTTCACCACTTCCTTAAAACTCTCTATATGCCTTCTCGGCCTGATCTTCTGTTTTCACGTCCATCTGGTGCTCCATCTCACGAACCAAGTACTTAATTTGCTTATCTGTCATTTCAAGCGCCTTTGCAGCTATTATGGCATACCCGATTGCTGCTTTATTATTCATTGAGCCTGTCCCTCATTTCTATGCATGTCTATATTTAATCTAAAAAAAATTACAAAGTTCTCTCTTGTTTACTTTCTGTCGCTATCTCTTCCGGAGTTTTCCACCTTACGGTGATATCACACTTAAAGATGTTAGAGAGAACCTGTTCCAGATCTCTAATCCTTTTTTGATTTTCCTCTAGCGTGATGTTGGGCGGAATAATCTCTGCAGTGCCCACAAAACCACCCCCTTATTAATACTTATTAAGGCCTGTTTGTACACTATTCCTTTGATTTACGTTCCAGTTCTGCGATAATTGCAGCACCCTTGATAGTGGCAAATATAATTTCCTGCTGCCTGGGAGTCATTTTGCTTAACAAATCTGCAAACGCTTCTGCATTACTCATAATAGTTTTATGCTCTATTTTTCCTGACATATTATTATCACCTCACTTATTTTTGTCTTTTAACAACATCATAATGTGTTTTAAGGACAATGTCAAGTATGAATTTGTTGTTGACCAACATTTTCACGTGTGATATTATTTTCGGTAGGAGGTGTATATTTTGGAAATATTCGAGAGAATCAAAATATTAAGAAATAAGGAATACTTAAACTTAACCCAAGAAGAGTTTTCAATGCGAATAAAAATTAGCAGGTCTAATCTCGCAAGTCTTGAAACCGGGAGAATAAATGTCACTGACAGACTTATCTCTGACATCTGTCGTGAATTTAGAGTTAACGAGGTGTGGCTCCGCACTGGCAGAGGGGACATATTCTTAATTACTCCAGATGATGATATTGAGCGTCTTGCAGTAAAATACAACCTGTCGGATCTTGCCAAACGTGTTGTTGGCGAATTTGTAAAGCTCGACAAAGATCAAAGCAATGCAGTTCTTGAGTGGCTCAAAAATGTTTTTACTGGTTCTGAAATCAGTGATAAGAGTACTGTTACATATGATAAGAAAGTACATCTTGCAGCTGCTCATAACGATAACCTAGAGGATCCTGAAGAACAGGAAAAAGTTAGACGTGATTTCGATAAGATATGACGGATGGTGAATATATTTGAGCTATGAAAAACTCCTCAATGAAGCATATAAAAATGATATTGTCGTAAAAGAACTAAAATTTGAATCATCCTCAAAGGGTTTAATTAAAAATAACAAGATTGCTATTCGCAATGATATTACTACTACAAATGAAAAAGCCTGCATCCTTGCCGAAGAAATTGGTCATTACTTTACAACTCACGGTGATATCCTTGATCAAACTAAAACTGAAAATAGAAGGCAAGAAAAACGTGCTCGTAATTGGGCATATGAAAAGTTAGTACCGCTTGATAAGGTAATTGAAGCATATGATTCGGGAGTAAGAAACCGATTTGAATTAGCTTTATATCTCGATGTTATTGAAGAATTTCTGGAAGAAGCAATTATTCATTATAAAGAAAAATATGGCATATATGTCGTTATAGGTAATTACATAGTTTACTTTGATCCCCTTGGAATTTATAAAAAACTTGAGTAGTCTTGCAAACAAAATCTTACAAATGATAGAATATACACATAAATGTTGGTAATTCTATTATAAAATTGGAGAAAAGGGGTAATGCTATGGATTTTATTGATCAAGTAAAACAATTTTCTACCCGGGTTCAAAAGATAAAGGATCAAATTCCTACTGAAGAAGCTACAAAAATGTCACTTATTGTACCGTTTTTTCAAATGCTTGGCTATGATGTATTTAATCCTGATGAATTTATGCCGGAATTTACAGCAGATGTAGGCATTAAGAAAGGTGAAAAAGTTGACTATGCTATAATGAAAGAAGGAAAACCGGTTATACTTATTGAATGTAAGTGGTGTGGCTCTCCTTTGGACAAGCATGGCTCACAGTTGTTCCGTTATTTTGGAACTACTACAGCTAAATTTGGCATTCTTACAAATGGAATAATATATAACTTTTATACTGATCTGGATGAATCCAACAAAATGGATCTTACTCCTTTTCTTGAGCTAGACATGACGAATATAAAACCAAATGTTGTAGCAGAACTTAAGAAATTTAGCAGGGATTCCTTTGATGTTGAAAACATCTTCAGCACTGCATCTGAGCTAAAATACTCAAAATCTATAAAGCTTTTATTTGCTAACCAGTTAAAGGAACCTTCTGACGACTTTGTCAAATACTTTTTATCAGAAATATACACCGGAGTAAAAACTCAAAATGTAGTTGACAAATACAGGCCTATTGTACGAAAGTCATTAAATGATTATATCAGTGAAATGATGAACGACAAAATTTCATCAGCATTAAAGGCCGATTCTGAAGTAGCTGCAGTTTCTGAATCAACAGTTGTTGCTCAGGAGGTATTGGATGAAAACGAAATTACAAAGATACATACAACTGATGAAGAAATAGAAAGTTATTATGCAGTTAAGAGCATATTAGTCGGAGTAGTAAAGGCCGAGGATGTAACCTACAAAGATAATGAGAGATATTTTGCTATCTTATATAAAGGTAACATTAGAAAAACAATATGCAGAATAAATTTAGACACAAAAAAGAAACAAATATTAATTCCAGATGAGAATAAAGACTTTACCAGATATTATATTGAGTCAGTTAATGACATATATTCATATAAAGATGATTTAATTAAAGTAGTTTCAAATTTCGCAGAAAATTAAAAAGCTTATCTACTAGAGGGTGACTCTCCTCATAAGAGAATCACTCTTTATTTATAATTATTGAGGTGAAAAAACGTGACAGTTGATATTTATTTAAGAAAATCCCGCGCAGATGAAGAACTTGAAAAAACTCTAGGCCAGGGTGAAACCCTTGCTCGACACCGTAAGGTTTTATTACGTCTGGCCAAGGAAGAAGGATATACTATTCAAAAAATACACGAAGAATTGGTCTCGGGAGAAGAACTGTTTTTTCGTCCTGCAATGCTTGAAGTACTAAAAGATGTTGAGGCAGGATTATGTCAAGGTGTACTGGTTATGGATATTCAGCGTCTCGGCAGAGGCGATATGGAGGAGCAAGGCATCATTCTGAAGACCTTTAAAAAGTCAAATGCTAAAATCATCACTCCCAAGAAAGTATATGACCTGAATGATGAATTTGATGAAGAATACAGCGAATTTGAAGCATTCATGAGCCGTAAAGAATATAAGATGATTAATAAACGACTCCAGGGTGGAAGAGTGGAGTCCGTTATGGAAGGTAACTATATTGCCACAGTACCCCCATATGGTTATGATTTGATTCAAGTGGATAAGAAAACCAGAACCTTAAAGCCAAATCTCGAACAGGCTAAAGTTGTGCAAATGATTTATGACTGGTATGTTAATCAAAATATGGGCTGCCGAAAAATAGGTAATGAGCTTGATAGACTTGGTATAAAATCATATACTGGAAAGAATTGGGATAAGTCCTCTATTACCTCTTATCTAAAGAATCCGGTGTACATAGGTAAAATAGTTTGGAAGAAAAAATGTATTCGCAAGAGCAAAACTCCTGGGAAAAAAAGAGATGCTTTTACGCGTCCGCAGGAAGAATGGATTATCAGTGAAGGAAAGCATCCAGCAATTATTGAAGAGTCCTTGTATAACAAGGCGCAGGAGATCCTTGCCGGTAAGTACCATGTTCCTTATCAATTAGAAAACGGAGTAACCAATCCCCTTGCAGGTTTGTTAATATGTGATAAATGCGCGGCTAAAATGGTTAAACGTCCGGTTGGAAGTAAACCACCGAGAATTATGTGTCCTAAAAATTGCGGTCAGAAAAGTAACTTTTTTAATAGCGTTGAAGAACTGGTCCTAAAGGAGCTAGAGGAGTACTATAATAATCTACTCGTTGACTCTTCTAAAAAGAAAACCAGTAATTCAGCTAATGTAGAATTATCTTTGCTTGAAAAGAATATTATCAACCTGGAGAATGAATGTAAAACCCTTGACCAGCAGCGAATTAAAACTTATGATCTGCTTGAGCAAGGTATTTATGATGTTGCAACTTTTACAGAGAGATCAAACTCCATCCAGGAAAGACTTAATTCGTTATATTTGTCAATTGAGGCCACTAAAAAGCAGTTACAAAATATAAAAGCATCCAATGTCCACAGCACTGAATATATCGCAATGCTGAGAAGTGTATTGGACGCTTATTACAAAATCGAATCACCAAAAGATAAAAATCTACTTCTTAAAACTGTGCTGGACAAGGTTGGATACAACAAAGAGCCTGATGCCAAGGTAGATGAATTCAAAATAAAGATATACCCTAAAATATCTTCATTCTGAATCCCTTTGTTTTAAAGGGTTCCAATCAATATACAACATGTAGATGGCATCTCATTGCCTTCTTTATCAATCCCAATAGGATCCTGCAATGATACCTCATTCTGAATTTTTTTGGACGCTCTGATTTGCATTAGAATTTCATTTGCTATCCTAACGCTACGGAAACAAATTTGTTAAATATATTTCAAAATCCCTGCCGTTCCATTCCAATCGTTTA